GACAAGATAGTGTTGTTGAGGTAGACGATAATAATAAGACTCCAGATAACCAAAAAGGCGATTCTGAGGATGTAAAAGATGGGGATGATTTAACCGTCGGTAATGATAACACGGAAATCCCTGAACATATTTTAAACAACTCTAAAGAAGAGAAAGAAACTAATGATAATCAAGATGATGATAACACTGCTAATGATAATGATAGCGGTGATACTGATCTTTCTGCTGAAGATGTAACAGAGGCTCAGTAGGTTTCTGCTCTATTTGATGCCGTTGGCGAATCTTTAGGGTGGAATATGGCGGATTTTAATGAAGAAGATAAGCCTGTTACTGTTGAAGAGTTTACTCAGTATCTTGGTAAAGTTGTAGAACACAACTCTGTTCCACAGTATGCTGACGAACGTATTGCTAAGCTTGACGAATATGTTAAGAATGGCGGTAAGTTTGAGGACTTTTATCAGAAGCAACAGGACACATTATCTTTTGAAAACTTAGATCTAGAGAATGAGGATAACCAAAAGAGTGTAATTAGAGAATTACTTAAATATAACGGTTATTCTGATGAGCAGATTAATAATAAGATTAGTAGATACGAAGACGCTGATATGCTTTACGACGAATCTGAAGATGCTCTCGAACGATTGAAGGTTATTCGTGAGAATGAGATCGAAGAAAATCGTAAGCAGCAAGAGGAATACGCTAAGCAGCAGGAAGAGCAGAATAGACAGTTCTTCCAGAGTGTTCAGAGCGATATTAACAATCTGAGCACAATTAGAGGTATTTCTATTCCTAAGGAAGATAGAGCTGCTTTATATGAATATATCTTTAAGGTTGACCAAGATGGCGTATCACAGTATCAGAGAGATTTTAATAAGAATCTTTCAAAGAATCTAATCGAATCTGCGTACTTTACAATGAAAGGTGATTCTTTAGTATCTGGAGCTAAGAGAGATGGTGAAACATCCGCTGCAGAAAAACTTAGAAAAATACTTAGGAACACTTCAAAGAATCACAGCACATATAATACACAACAGAAACAGAAGAGTGCTGCTGAACTAGTAAGTGGTCTATTTTAAGATAAATTAAATTATATAATAACTTATGAATAATACTTTACTTAATGGTCTACAGTTGTACAGAGGTAAGAGATTCTCTGATCTTGTAGACGAAAACATGATTTCTAATGCTTTGCTTACAAAGCCTCATGAGGTTGCTGGTATCTTGTCTCTTGTATTCGGTACAAAGGATGATGGTGTTTCAACTACTATTGATATGATTACTGGTGGTCTTGGTAAGACTATGACTATCGAGAATCGTGAGTATGAGTGGGCTGTACAGATTGATCAAGATCACGCAGTTAACATTCGTTACGCTAAGTATAACGGCAAAGTAATTACAGCTACAGATGCTGCTACAACTACTGCTGGTATTGGTAATTCCCCAATCTACCTCGGTCTTGAAGAGCGTTACTTTGGTCCTGGTGCAATCTTGTCATTTGACAACTATCGTTTCCAGGTTCGTGTTTCTGGCACCCCATATCAGGATGGTAGCGCTTGGGTTTATGAGTGCTACGTAGCTGATGCTGGTTCTGGTGCATATATTCCAGGTGAGTATCTTCTCCCAGGTCGTCAGGTAAGCCGTATCGGTTCTGCATACGAAGAGTATTCAGATGAGGCAGATATCCTGAACTATCAGACTCCATTCAAGATGAAGAACAACTTGATGACAATGCGTCTTTCTTACGATATTACTGGTGATGCTTACTCTACAGTATTGGCTATCGCTTTGACAGATCCTGAGACTGGCAAGAAGTCTTACCTCTGGTCTGACTACCAGTATTGGTTGGCTCTTCGTGAGTGGAAGAAGCGTGAGGAATATCAGTTGCTCTTTGCTAAGTCTAACCGTAACGCTGACGGTACATACTCTAACAAGGGTACAAACGGACGTCCTAAACTATTAAAAATTATCAGTTTAATAAAATGGGCACATAAGAAGTAATTCTTATGCGTTTAAGTTTTCTAATTGCTGGGAACTCTAAATATAATTATAATTAAGTTTATATAAATGTAATATGAGTACAAATACAAATAGACAATCAGCAGCTAAGCTTGATATAATTCTAAAGCCATTTCCAATATGTTTAGATGGCTATGAATCTAAATACAAAGTTTCAAATGATGGAAGAATATGGTCAGAGTATTTAAATGGATACTTAAAGCCATATTATTCAAAAGGTGGATACATGAGAGTTAAAGTTAACTTTGGTGAAAAAAATAAGAAATTTATGGTTCATAGATTAGTTGCAATGGCGTTTATACCAAACAATGATGTTAATAAAACACAAGTTGATCATATAGATAGTAATAGAGTTAATAATAATGTTAACAACCTAAGATGGGTAACACCGAAAGAGAATACACAACACTCTATAAAACTTGGTAAAAGAAATTGGTATAAATATAAATTCATAAATCCAAAAACTGGAGAAGTATTAGAATTTAGCAATTCTGTAAAGGCTTGTAAATATTTTGGAGCTAATTTATATAATTCAACACTTACTACTAAAGCTAATACAGAAACACCTGTTAGTAGCGGTATTTTTGAAGGTTGGATTATAGAAAGAGAATTATTCAAGAAAGTTCAACGACCATCCTCGGCGGAGGAGTAGGATAAAGCTATCCGAAATGGAAACAGTCCTAATTGTGAAAAATATCCACAATGGACTTTGATATGGTCTGATCTATATAGAAATATATAGCAGGAAGAATATGCTGGGAAAATAAATTTCTTCCGATTTAGAAGTAGCGATTCTAAATGAACACAAATGGTTGCAATATCTGCAGGTTTGTTCGAGCAGATTAGCCCAGCTAACACACGTTACTATACAACTCTTACAACTGAGTTGCTCGAGGATTATCTCTTCGATCTTTGCTATAACATGCTTGGTACAAACGAGCGTAAGTTTGTTGCTTTGACTGGTGAGATGGGTATGCGTGAGTTCGATCGTCTCTTGAAGGAGAAGGTAGCTAATATGCAGTTGATCGACACTAAGTTTATCACTGGTAATGGTCAGGAGTTGACTCTCGGTGGTCAGTTCACAACTTACAAGATGACTAATGGTATTGAGCTTACTCTTAAGAAGTGTGCTCTCTTTGATAACATGGAGATGTTCCGTCAGCTCCACCCATTGTCAGGTAAGCCATTGATGTCTTACACATTCTTGTTCCTCGACCTCGGTATGCGTGATGGTCAGGCAAACATCGTTAAGGTTTGTCGTAAGGGCCGTGAGTTCGTACAGTGGTGTACTGGTGGTTCTGTACTCCCATCTGGTTACGGTAACTCAATCAATACTCTCCGTTCTAATAGCCGTGATGGTTATCAGGTACACTTCCTCGGTGAAGAGGGTATTATGGTACGTAACCCACTTGCATGTGGTGTACTTTACTGCGATGCTGATGATTCAGAGTACAAGCAGGCGTAATTGAAATAACGAGTCTCGACTCAACTCTTATATTCCAATCCTGACGGATTGAAATAACGAGTCTCGTTTCGGCTGTATAATATATAATATATAAAAAGGGCTCGTGGTTGTTTCCACTCGCCCTTTATATATTAATATTATATACGGAACAACACTAATTTAAATAAATATTATGGTAGTTGAATTAAGAATTAAGAAAAAGAATCCATGGGCTGGCTTGTTAAAGTACAGCAGATGTTTTGATTATATCGCCCCTTATTTTACAAGGTCTGGCTCGATATACACTGGACTTACTCCAGAAGATGAAAAGAATTTTGAAAAAGCTTTAGGTTATGATGAAGGCCATTTATCACGTAATAGTGATTTCTGGACTACATTCTGTGTAAAGATTGGCGCTAAGCCATTATTGTTAGACGACTCTATTCCTCGTCAGGCTATGATTATTAAGTTCCTTGAGGGTCATAAGAGAGTTGCTACATCACTTGATAAGCTTGATGCTGGTAAAGATTATATCTTGATTAACCGTCAGGCTGAGGCTGTTGAACAGAATAAGCTTAATAAGTTACGTAGAGATGCTATTCGTGAATTTGATAAGCTGTCACTTGATAATATGCGTAAGTGTCTTAGATTGTTTGGTGTTAAGTCAGATGATCTTTCTAACGAACTTGTAGAGTCTACACTGTTTACAATGGTTGATAAGAATCCTAAGAAGTTCTTTGACAAGTGGGTTGATAATAAATCAAAAGACACAGAGTTTATTATTGAAGAAGCTGTAGCTAAAGGTGTTATCCGTAAAGATAAGACTAATTATTATTATGGTACAGACTTGATTGCTACATCATTAGCAGAAGCTATAACTTACTTAGATAATAAGAAGAACCAAGATCTGAAGCTTGTTATTATAAACGAAACAAACAATAAGTAATAAAAATTAAACGACGTATGACGCACGCAGATATATACGAAAAGTTTATGATCGAATATGACAAGGAGAATGTCACCACGTCATATCCGTCGTTAACTGAATACGAGATTGCTACATTACTGGACAAGGCCTACCTAGCTCTAATAGCTCAAAAATTTACAGGAAACAATATGAGGCGAGTGCCGTTTGAGGGTGATGAAAAAGCAGTCGAAGATTTACAGCCTTTGGTATCCTAGGCTACAATAGCTCAGTTTTAGTTAAAAAACTATGGACAAATTGTATTTCCATTAAATAACGACATGATGTATATAGTAGATGTTTTTTTTAGATCAAAATCATCAACTCTTGGAGAACATGGCAAATAGATACAATCTAAATATATGTACAAATTTATGGATAGTCATAATAATAAACCTTTTGCTAAAGAGGCAATATATTGTATATATGACGACAGTATCGTTCTTATTTACAAAAATATTAGTATAATTGATATATTAGGTAATTCTGATATATAGGCTATTTGTACATATATAAAGTATCCATAG